GGCTGAGGATCAAGGCTTCAGTGCAAGCATGGACGATAGGTTCCAGTTGCTTGAGATGCACGTGAACATTGATCTGCCGGGTTATCCGGATGTGGATGATGAGAACCACGAGACCGGGATCGCTCTCCCCTACGTGGTGACGATTGAGAAGGGAACGGGAACAGTTCTAGCAATTCGCAGGAACTGGAGAGAAGACGATGAACTCAAAGCCAAACGACAGCACTTTGTCCATTACGGATATATCCCCGGATTTGGATTTTACTACTTCGGCCTTATTCACCTTATCGGGGGACACAGTAAAGCTGCAACGTCCCTCCTTCGACAACTGGTGGACGCCGGAACCCTCAGTAATCTTCCCGGAGGACTCAAATCTAGAGGACTACGAATTAAGGGAGACGATACTCCAATCGCTCCGGGTGAGTGGCGAGACGTAGATATCCCGAGCGGTGCGGTACGCGACAACATTCTACCGCTGCCGTACAAAGAGCCGAGCCAAGTTTTGGCTTTGATGCTCGATAAGATCGTTGAAGAAGGACGCCGTTTTGCTGCGGTATCGGATCTCAAAGTCAGCGAGATGTCGAGCCAAGCGCCGGTCGGTACCACACTAGCCATCTTGGAGCGCGTTCTGAAGGTGATGTCGGCTGTTCAAGCCCGCATCTACTACGCGATGAAGCAGGAGTTCAAACTGCTTGCTGCGATCATCCGAGACTACACACCGGAAGAGTATTCATACGAGCCTGAAGTCGGTTCGCGTAAAGCTAAGAAGTCCGACTATGACGATGTAGATGTCATCCCGGTCAGTGATCCGAACGCGGCAACGATGTCGCAGAAGGTGGTTCAGTACCAAGCCGTGATGCAGTTGGCTCAACAAGCCCCGCAGTTATACAACCTCCCGCTCCTACATCGTCAGATGATCGAGGTGTTGGGTGTTAGGAATGCGGAGAAGTTGGTGCCGATGCCGGACGATCAGAAGCCACGCGATCCGGTCACGGAGAATATGGACGCAATGACGGGTAATCCGCTCAAGGCGTTTATGTACCAAGACCACGAAGCGCACATTCAGGTTCACATGGCGTTTGGCAGTGATCCGAAGATGGCTCAGCTTATTGGTCAAAACCCGATGGGGCAGCAGATCAACGCTGCACTCCAGTCGCACATCATGGAGCACTTGGCGTTCCAGTACCGCCGAGAGATCGAGAAACAGCTTGGTGTGGCCCTGCCGCCCCTGCCGCAAGACGACAACGAAGAATACGACATGCCTCCAGAGTTGGAGATTCAGGTGTCGCAGATCAGCGCCGTTGCAGCGCAACGCCTCTTTCAGAAGGATCAGGCCGAGATGCAGGCGCAGCAGATTGCTCAACAACAGCAAGACCCGCTTGTTCAGATGCAGATGATGGACCTCCAGATCAAGCAGATGGAGGCTCAGACCAAGCAGATGAAGGCGCAGATGGAGATGCAGGTAAAGCAGGAAGAACTGCGTCTCAAACAAGAGAAAAACATCATCGACGCAGCCGCCAAGGAAGACGAGCTTCGCCTACGCGAGGCCGAGATCTCTGGTCGGCAGCAGCTTGATGCAGCACGACTTGGTGCGGATATCGAGAAGCACAAGGCGCAAGAATCGAACCGGCAGCAGCTTGAGGGTACGAGACTCGGCGTTGAGATTGCGAAGGCACAAGATCAGTCCTCGCAACGCAGCGTCAACCCGATGGCGACTAGCCCACGGTCGAGAAAGATTCCCGGTCCGGGAGGTAAGTGAGGATAGGTAAATGGCGTATAGCAACGCTCTGGAATACCTTGAGGCCAAACTCAAGGAGGAGCGCACGTTGATCATAGAAAGCCTCATCCAAGGCAAATTGGATGAAGGTGAGTACAAACGGTTGTGTGGAGCACTTCAGGGTCTTGACCTTGCAACCGGCTACATCAAAGACCTTGCAAAACGCTTGGAGCGCGACGATGAGTAATATTGATATTGAAAAGACGCAGGAGGAGGCAAAGAAAGCCTCTCAACTGCCAGACCCGAAGGGGTATCGAATCCTCTGTGCGGTTCCGCACGTAGAGGAGGAGTACGAAGGCGGCATCATCAAGGCTGAGGACACCAAGAGGACGGAAGAGATGACTACGGTCGTCCTGTTCGTCATCAAGATGGGCAACCTTTGCTACCAAGATAAGGACCGCTTTCCGACTGGCCCGTGGTGTAAGGAGGGCGACTTTGTGTTGACCCGACCCTATGCCGGTACCCGGTTGGTCATCCACGGACGAGAGTTCCGCATCATCAACGACGACACGGTGGAAGCAGTTGTAGACGATCCCCGTGGCATTCGTCGCGTGTGAGGTAAAACATTATGGCTAATGATCAAACCGAATTTAAGTTCCCGGACGAGATTGAGGCGGAGGCTGGACAAAAAGCCGAGGCTAATCAAAACGTTACGGATGAAATTGAGATAGAGATTGAGGATGACACCCCGCCAGAAGACCGGGGCCGTAAGCCGCTACCCAAGGAGGTAGTGAACGAGCTTGATAATGACGACCTTGAGGAGTACTCCGAGAAAGTCAAGAAGCGTCTCTCCCAGATGAAAAAGGTCTGGCACGACGAGCGTCGTGAGAAAGAGCGTGCCCTGCGAGAGCGAGAAGAAGCTCTTAAGTTTGCCCAGATCCGTGAGCAAGAGATTAAAACTCTTAAGCAGCGGCTTGGACACAACGAGCAGGCGTTTATTAAAGAGGCAGAGAAGTCAGCCAATAATGATTTGGCCGTCTCTAAAGATAAACTTAAGCAGGCTTACGAGGCTGGAGATGCAGAGTTAATTGCTAATGCTCAGGAAGCCCTGACAGACGCAAAGCTAAAGCTCCAAAACCTCTCTCGTATAAAACCCTCTTTACAACGCGAAGACGAAAGAGTAGAACAGAATCAACAGGTAACGACACCCCAAGCTGCTCCTGTACCGCAGCCCGATCCAAGGGCTAAAGCGTGGCAAGAGAAAAACACTTGGTTTGGTGCTGACGAGGAGATGACCGCCCTCGCACTCGGCCTGCACGAAAAACTGGTCCGGAGCGGCGTAGACCCGAGTACAGACGAGTATTACCGCCGAGTCGATGAAAATATGAGGAAAAGATTCCCCGAGGCATTTGACGATGCCGAAGAGGATGAACAGCCTCAAACGAAGCAAGCCCAAAAGCCTGCTCGCACTAACAAGCCAGCTACTGTTGTGGCCCCAGTTACGCGGGGAACCGCGCCGCGTCAGGTCCGCCTGACACCGACTCAAGTTGCAATAGCCAAGAGACTTGGACTGAGCAATGAACAGTACGCACGTGAACTTATGAAACTGGAGAATGACAATGGCTGAGAATAGATTGACTCGTGAAGTTGAAAATCGAGAGTCAGCGCAACGCAAAATGGCGTGGACTCCTCCCCAAACGCTCCCTGAACCGGAGCCGCAAGAGGGTTGGGTGTTCCGCTGGATCCGGACAAGTATTATGGGTCAAGCAGATCCCTCTAATACGTCTGCAAAGTTTCGGGAAGGTTGGGAGCCGGTTAAGGCTTCTGAACAACCCACATTGATGATGCAAGCTGATCCTAATGGGCGTTTTAAAGACAACATTGAGATCGGTGGATTGTTGCTCTGTAAGGCTCCGGCTGAACTGATGAAGCAGCGTGATGACTATTACGCCCGCCAAGCTCAGTCTCAGATGCAGTCTGTAGACAACAATTTTATGAGGCTAAACGATGAGCGTATGCCGCTCTTTAACGAGAGAAAGACTACGGTCTCGTTTGGCAAGGGCAAATAACTTATTTTGGAGTAACAAATGGCTTATCCTTCCGTTGACAAGCCTTATGGCTTGAAGCCGATCAATCTGATCGGTGGGCAGGTGTTTGCCGGTGCAACTCGTCAGCGTCGTATTGCTTCTGGTGCTTCGAGCATCGGTTATGGCGACCCGCTGCAATTTGCTTCGGACGGCACCGTTGAAGTAACCACGGCCACGATTGCCGCCCCTGTCACCGGTTTTGCCGGTGTGTTCTTGGGTTGCAACTACGTGTCCTCTGTGACGGGTCAGCCGACCTACTCACAGGCTTGGATTTCGGGTACTGCGGTTAAGGCTGGTACGTACATCGTTGCGTACGTGGCTGACGATCCGGACACCCTGTTCAAGGCTGTTGGTGTGACGGCTTCGCTCGTTGTTTCGACCACGGGCGGTTTCACGTACTCGAATGTTGGCAACAACGTTGCTCTCGTTGCGAATACGCTGAACACGGTTACGAACGATTCCCAACAGGGTCTCCTCGTATCGTCGGCTAGCACCACCTTGTCGTTGCCGATCCGCATCGTTGATGTGGTTGAGGACACGGCGTTCGTTTCGAGCGGTACTGTCTATTACCCCGAAGTCATCGTTAAGTTCAATGCAGCTTACGTGAACTCTGGTGTGATTGAAGGCGGTCACGCTTACAACAACCCGACTGGCGTTTAATAGGGGAGTTCTAAGACATGGCTATTTCACGTGCACAATTACTCAAGGAACTCCTGCCGGGCTTGAACGCCCTGTTCGGTCTTGAGTACAAGCAATATGGTGAGGAGCACAAGGAGATCTACGAGACTGAGACCTCCGAGCGTTCCTTTGAAGAAGAGACCAAGCTTTCTGGTTTCAGCGCCGCTCCG